TCACTTATCTGATATTCTTCAAGAGTAATATTGTACCAAGGAATCTCACCTTCATTGTAAAACATGCTAAGATGATTAGTTGCGACATGCTCAGTCCTTAACGAATAGTTATCTCCTATAGTTGTTAGAAATGTGCCAATTAAAGAATTGTCATATGGTTGGCGGGTTGCCGCCCATACGGAAAAAGTCGCCGCATCATCAAAGGATTCCGGCCTGATTGACATCAATGCCCAGTTTGCACCTCTTACAGTTGTTCCAATTGGTTGAAGTTGTTTAATATCGACAATCTTCCAACCATAGTTCTCTCGATCATCTTGGAAAATAGTAGCTAGTCTATAATCACTGGAAGCAATGGAATCTAATGGTGCATCTGTGTTAATATCATTAGATAGTGTCAATCTTCTACCGGTACGCTTCATTTCTTCACCGCCTTGTGTGCCGCCTTGACTGCTTTCTTGAAACCACCTTTCTTCCACTTGCCTGATTTGAGTTTTTGTCTGGAAGCAATCTTCTTGAAAGCCGCTTTGTATTTGCGATTATATGCGGAAGTTTTCTTTTTGACTTTCTTGGCAGTGTCTACAACTTCTTTCACATCTGATTTGACACTAGCTACAGCACTAGAAGTTTGTTTAATTGCATCCATAAGTCGTAGATATTCCTCTACTGACATGCTTACATTAGGCAGTTAAACCACCTCATGCGCCTTGTTGTGATAATGCTAGAGCCATAGCGGCAGCTTCAGACATAGTTTCAACAGTACACTCAAGAGTTACCGATGCGTATACATCGCTGTCCCATGCACTAGAAGCCTCTCCACCAAGATAGATTGTGTCAACAGCCACTAAGTAGCCGTTAGTCCATTGTTGAGGTAGTACATCCATATCATGGCTAACTTGGGGGAAATCAGTTGCCGCGGTTAAGTTAACACCGTACAATTTACCACTAGAGATAATGGCTCTATTTGATGAAAGAACTGTATCGCCTTGGCTTTGAGTGCATAGTTGGAATTGTGCTGCTGCGGCATTGTCAGCAGTGACTTGGAGGCCTGCTCCGCCACTGTCAGTGAATGACACTGCTATGTTGTGTACTCTCAAGACAGACTTGCCCAGAGCATCAACATAAGCACCAAGATCGATAGGTGTTTGTGCATATGTAGAGGTTTGTCCAATATTCAGGCTTTGTCTAATAAAGAAGGAATCGCTTTTTCTTACCATGTCCCTATCATGATAGGAGGAAGTTTATAGTATATCCGCTGTCATAGCCTAGTCATCTCTACCGTTTTGTAGGGTGTAAGTAGTACGGAGTACCACACTCTACAAGAAAAATAAGGATTTTGTAGTATTAATAACGAATCAATTATATACTTTAGCCGTTTAGGATCAATCATGACGGACGAAAACCGAATAACCCAAGCCCGACACGGACTATATCTGATGATAAGACATTTAAAAAGGTCATTATCTCGCAATGAACAGTATTTTGATAAACAAGATTGTCTTGATTTTCTTATTTATCTAAACAAAATGTTGGGGGAAGAAGAATGAGACCTTTGCAATGTTTTAGAACACATAGAAACCAACTATATTGTGCGTGGACTCAAGAACAATTTGATAGAGCAATTCGTTTGAATTGGCTTGCACTATGGAGTGAAGAAGAATGATTTGTAAAATATGCAAACATGAATTTGGTTCTTACACGGTATGTCCGTGTGGTGAATGTTTGGAGGAAGAAGAATGACCATTTGGATCATCAATGGAGAATGTCAAGGCTGCGGTCACCTGGTTAGAGAACCAGGAGCAGCATGTTTGAAATGTTTGGAGGAAGAAAAATGATTTGTTACAATTGTGGAGAAGAAAATATGAGAACTGAATATCCGAAGCTAGATGGAATTCAATATGTTAGAAAAAAATGTATGACTTGTGGTTACAAATCATTCCCAGTGGCGGTGATGCGACTTGCCTAGACCCAGAAGTCGAGATAAAGTTGTTCCCGTGTCCATTGGAATCCCTGTGTCTTTGATGATGAGGCTTGACAACGAGTTAGATTGGAAACAATCTCGTTCAAAGTGGGTTAAATCGGCAATAATTCAAAAACTTGAAAGTAGTTTTGATTTTGATTCAATACCAACTAGGTCTTTGCTCAATATGTTATTTACTCGTAAAATAATAGATTATGAGTTGATTACATCGCTAAGGATGCGAGTTGAGGAAATTGAAGAACAACAATAAGGTAGAGTAATCTCTCACACCAAACGATTCGCTCGTTCTGTTCTTTGTCTATGGGTGCTATTGCTTCCACTTCTTTTCCAACCTTCTTAGAATCTTGATTATTTCCTTCAAGAGGTCTTCTGTATTGCCCATCATGATATATCACTCAATGATTGGCTAGTTTCTTTAATCTTGAACATGATTTCTTCTCTATCACTTATCTGATATTCTTCAAGAGTAATATTGTACCAAGGAATCTCACCTTCATTGTAAAACATGCTAAGATGATTAGTTGCGACATGCTCAGTCCTTAACGAATAGTTATCTCCTATAGTT